AGTCGAGCTTTATCCTCAAACATTTGTTGCTGCGTCTTAGCGGAATAGTACAAGTTACGATTTTCTCTACGTAGTTTCTGATAGTAATTAAAATCTCGCTCCGTAGAGGATTGCATGTTGACACCTTCAGTTCGAACTGACCCAGCAACCATAGGGCTGACAGGACGTTTGTTCTCACCTATAAGAGCGAAGAAGGCATTAGGTGACTCAGCAGCAATATCACGTAAACGATCTATTGACATACCAAGCTCTTCTGCTTTCTTTTCGATTTGAGCCTTGGCTTCAGTGCCAAAGCTTCCCTCTAGTTCTTTATCAACAAGTTCTAGATTACCTTTGACTTTGGCTTCTAGTTCTCGCTGACCTAGTGTCTTTTCAACAAGGCTCTTCAGGTCTTCCTCACTAAAGTTTGCAGTGGTATTCTGGTCTTTAGTGCTACTGTTATTATTAGGCACTTCATTAGTCGCTGCAGTAGATTCAGCGGCCTTGGTCTGAAGCTGATCAAGAACTTCGTTTTTGTATTCCTGTTTCTTCAAGTCTTCCCTCATTTGACTGAGTTGGTCTTCAAGATTTTTAATGTAACCATCGGCTTCTAATTTACCTTTGGCTAACACTTCAGGATCTTTCCAGTTCTCTCCCTTTGCCTGTACAAGTTTATCAAGAAAAGATTCCTGTTGAGGGGTTTCCTGTCCTTGATTCTCGTTGTTCTGATCTTCCTGTGTGGTTGCAGTATTATCAGTAAATACCATAGTTCTATTCCTTATCTAGGTTAATAAGATCGAGCACTTGGGTTAGTGCTCTGTTGTAGCCGATACGATCAGCCATTTTGTGTGACCAAGAAGGACTGTCGTAGTCCATCGTAGTTGGTCTATCCTCAAGCATAGACTCAAGAATCTCTTCGAGAAGCAGAAGACTTTCTGAGTTGGACATGATCTTTTGTTTGATCTTGTCCTTGTCTTCTTGCGTCTTACATTTTTTAAACCAAGCAGCCTTCATTTATTTTTTCATAGGCTTCTTTTTCATTGGTTTCTTTTTCTTTTCCATAGGTTTCTTTGTTTCGTTTTTGTACTTTTGTACTTTACCTTTTTTATACGGCATGTTATAATCCTTGTTCTATTGCTACTTGTTGCTCTTCTTCAAACTGTACTTCAGCTTCAGCAGAAATACGTTGAGTTTCTAATTGTTCTGACACTGTAATGTTGTCACCGAATAGTGCTGGTTCACCTAGTTCATCTGCTAGTATTCTAGCAAACTCTTTACCTGACAAGTGAACAGCCACAGTAGGATCAGCTAGTTTGATCTGATAAAGTTGTGTCAGGCTTTGTACTCTCTGTGCTCTTTCAGCAAAATGTCTAGCACCGATAGGTACTATCTTGCCGTTAGCCATGATGTCTTCTTTTGTAATCTCTTCGAAGAAGAACACACCTGTGTCTTCGTTAAGAACTCTAATTGTATCTGCGTAGTCCATGTTACGTCTAGCAGCTTCAATCATTCCGTTTAGGATAGGCTCTAGGAATACCCTCTCAAAGTGTGCAGTCTTGTGTTGGAAGATACGCCCTGCTGCAGTCATTAACTGTTGTACTTCGAAAGCTGTCTTCTCACCTGCACTACGGATACCCATAGCTTCTCTTGGAGCACCAGCCATCATTTCCATCTTAGCTTCTAGGTTCTGGATCTGAAAGTCAGCGTTTAGTGCTGTTGGATCAGGAGCTAAGTATCCTACGTCACCCTCTTCACCCATGTATATACGTGCTGCTGGCTCGAAGTCAAAGTCTTCTACGTCACCTCTAACCTTGATGATAGGGTAAGCTATCTGATCAAAGACATCAGCCTTGAGGTTTTCTAGATGATCTATACGATACTGCATACCAACAAGATTGTCAAGTGGCCCCATTGCGTATAGATTGTCTGGACGCTCTCTCCAACCTGCGTGATAGATTGGTGACTTACCTAACCAGCTAGGGTTCTGCTCATTGTAGATTACGTAGGCTCTGTCTACAATAGTTATAACTCTGTTCTTATGAAAGACCTTGGTGTCAGCATCATAGATGTCACCGTAGAATGTCATAAGCTCTACAAAGTTTGACTCGTAGTATTCGTTTAGGTTTGTAAAACCGTCTGCTGTAAATGCGTGAGACTTATCTATGTCAACATCATTACCGCTTACAGCAGCCCTGTTGTTTACCATCTTTTCAAAGATTTTCTTTAGGTAATCATTCTCTGATGTTTCTTCAATCTTTCTAGCTAACTCACCCATGCTCATCATAGTTCTGACAATCTTAGGGCTGTCACCAAAACTTGCTGCTAGTGGGTTGAAACAAATATCAAAAGGACTGATACGTACAAGTTTTGGACCTACGTAGTTTACTGCACGTTCACCATCTTCGTACTCAGTGTAGTCTCTAACAAACTCTACTGTAGCAAAACAGTTACCGTACTGAATGTAATCGTTGATAAGTTTACTTACAGTATTTTCAAAGTCAGACTGACGTATCTTGTTTTCCATGTAAGCTTGGATAACATCACGTTTACTTTTTATGTCTGAGTCTTGGTCATGCGCCTCAAATCTAAAGAAACGCTTCTGAGGAAACAACGCTGAGAAATAGTTAGCGTGTAGATTGTCAGCTATCTGTGTAAGCTTTGGAGTAGTCGTACTGTTAGTCCAAGGCAGCTTACTGTTGGACGTAGTGCGAGTATCAGTAGCGTAGATGTAGTTACGTAACTCTTTCCACTCTTCAATCTTTGTTCGCCTTGCGTTGTGCCATTGTGTCCAACGATCTGCAATGTCTTCTGCTAGACCGTGGGGATCAATCATAGTCTGCAGGTCAATAGTTGTTCCAGCCATTAGAAGGAAACTCCACCGAATCTAGAATTAAACTGTACCACGTTATCTCTACTCCTACGTATTACTCTGGCTGGTTTGACAGCCATATCAACAACAGAAGCTAAAGCATCAATTATGTCATCGTGAACTGGGTTTCTTGATGACAACTCTTCCTCTAATAACTGAGTATTACCACCTCTGTAGTGCCATATACTCATGTTATCATAGCGTGGCTCAAGTATCGAAGCTATACGTTCTTGTTTGTTACCTTGGTTTTTGTTAGGTCTGTACTCATCAATACTTATAGCTAGTCCGTGTTGCTTGATAAGTTCTTTGAGTTGCTTGACGATTGCCATTTGTGCGACTGTTGTTTCTGCTCTGAGCTTTCTGAATGACCACTTGTTTGACATGTGGAGTATGTTCTGGAAGTAATCAGATATTCTGTCAGTCCTGAATCTGTCGATGTCCAAGACGTAGACGTTGTTTTCTGCATCGACACCTATCACAACTATTGCTGTATAGTCAGCACGTTTGTTTAAACTAAAGGCGAAGTCAACAGCAGCAAAGACGTTTAGTCTACTATCTTTGTAGAACAGGTAGCCGTTGTCCTCTCTTACGTGTTTTCTTTCGTAGTACTGAAACTTATCTGGTGAGACAGGTACGTTGTCAGGGTCAGTAGGATCGTTGTAGTACTGTGCTCTGAACTGTCCTTTGTCTAGATACTGACCACGTTTCTTGGCTAGTATCTTCATGTCAAACCCAAACCACTTACCGTCTTTGCGTTGGGTTCTAGGCCAAAGGAACTCACCTGTTCCGTCACCACGTTCTTCTACAGGTTTCTCAAATACCTCATAGATACTATCCTCACCTATCTTATCACCACCTTTGTCGTACTGATCCTCAGTCATTTGCAGTAGATCGTTGTACAAGTCAGCAGGGTGATACCTAGTTCCTACTACCCACTCTTTCGCTTCAGCACCTTCAATAGACGAGAGAAGAGAGTATTGACTTTTGACTTTATTGCGTCCTTCACCTGTGTAAGCATTTTCATACACCACGCAGTCATCGAGGACAGCAATGTCACAATGTAAGCCTGTAAGCGATGTAGTAAGTCCACCAGTAAAGATCGAAGGGTCTCTAACATTTTCTTTCTTCCTTAATGGATGGTCTAACATAATCTCTGAGTTAGTCCATCGTGTTCGTTTACCTTCATCAAAGTTTACGTGTTCAGGCCAATACCTTCTGTATATGTCTGAGGTCAGTATCCCTTTGATAAAACCTAGTTGTTTCTCAGCAAGGTTAGCTGTAGCTGATATGTATAGTATACGTAAAGTTGGGTTCTTTGTCAACTCCCAAGCTACTCTAAACGCTATTAATCTTGACTTACCGTGGTCTCTAGGAAAGAGTAAGAGTTGGTGTGACTTAGCTTCAGGTCTTATCCACCAGTTGCAGACATCTTCGTGGGCTTGCCCTAGTACCTGCTCTGGTGCTACTAACCTTATGAATGTTACAAGATCACTTTCAGCAGCAATCCTGATTTGTTCTAGGGTTGACATTACTCAGCCTCTAAAGCATCCAGCCTTGCTTTGATTGCTGTGTTTTCTGTTTCGAGAGTTTCAATCTTAGTCATTGCTTCTTGCAATGCTTTAATAGCTTTCATATAAAGGACAGAGTAATGAACTTGTTTCGTTGATGTTTCTAAAACATTACCATCTTCATCACGATCAGGACTTTCAAAAACAAGACCACCCATATTAGATGCTTCTAGCTCTTGTGCTATAACACCTATTTTATTAGGCGCATCAAGCTCATCTTCTTTCAGGCTAAACTTACGAACACGAACAGCTTTTATGTCATCCCATTGAGAACCACTGTCTACAATGTTTTCTTTAAGTTTTTCATCAGATAAAGCACCATAACTATTGTTAGTATTTTGTATATTACCATTTCCATAAATAAGGATTCGGTCAAGACTAGAAGTTCCTACAAAATGATAAGAAGAAGTATTATCTGCACTTGAAGAAGTTTTGCTTCTATACGTTCCACAGTTACCTGAAGCTGAGTTTGTAACAGACCACATAAAGTATGAAACTTTAGAACCTGTCATGCTAGTTTGCCCATCATTTGCAATAGCTAATCTGTTTGTGCCATTTGTTCCAATATTCATTAAATCGTGATTGTGGTCATATTGAATGTAACCACCATATCTACCTGCTCCTGACGTTGAATCCCCCATATGAATTGTATTAGTTCCAGTTGTTGTCGAAAGCATTTGGAGTAATGTACCAGAAGTAGAGGTGCTACCAATCTGTAATGGACCGTATCCTGCGTCTTCAGTACCAGAGCCAATCGTTACTGTTCCACCACCAAGAATACGCATACGTTCATTGCTACCGCCATTAGTGTAAAACTGCATACTTTCATTTTCACGCTGTATTAAGTTTACAGCACCAGAAGAACCATCAATAGAAATATTAAAGCCATCACCTGTTGTAGCACCAGTGCCATTTGTTGACATTGCAAACACTACTGGTTGGCTTGCTGTTGATTCATGTAGATGAAAGTTTCTTACTGGAGAACTCGTTCCAATTCCAACTTGCCCTGCGCTATCAATCCTCATAGCCTCAGTAGGACTAGAGCCATCAGAACCGTCATTTGTTTTAAAGATTAGGTCAGCTTTCTCGTCATCCGATGTACCATCATGTGACGCTTGAATCTCAGCAAGAGTAGAAATCTCGCCACCACTTTGCTCACCCTTGAAAGTAAGAATAGACTCACGTCCACCATCAGTGTCTTCGTGAGTACGGTTGTGTAGTACTCTGTCGGCTAAGTCTCTAGCTCTGCTCATTATTCACTCTCCAATGATTCTACTCTTGTTATGAGGTCAGCTATTTGTGTTGCTTGAGTTGTGTTTTGGGTTTCTAGTGTTGTTACTTTTGCTGACAGTTCTTGTACTGCTTTAACCAAAGGCATTACAAACATTTCATAAGAAACACCTTGCTGACTTCCTTGGTTTTCTGAAGTAACGTGCCAACCATTAAAGTCTGTAATATTATGAGCATCCAATGCTGCTTTAACTTCTTGAGCAATAAAGCCATACATTTTATTTGTGTATAATGGCTCTGTTCTGTCTGGATTGTAACTTTTAAATTCTTCTGGATGTTCAGAAGGTGCTTTCCATTTGTAAGTAACAGTCCTTAAATCATTAATAAAATCTAAACCGCAATCAGTATTTGTTTGAATGTCTTTTTTGATGCGCTCATCTGATGTTCGTGTCCAAGAAGCATTTGACAAATAATTATTATATACTCTGCCTACATCGTTTCTTCCTAAAGTAGTATAGTAACCACCAATACTATCAACTTGTGTTCCTAAAACAATCTGACCATCAGCACCACCACTTTCTGTTGTTGTATCGTAACCAACAAATACATTAAGCTGTCCACCACTTGTCATATCGTCACCAGAAAATGCACCAATAGCAGTGTTTTTATCTGAACTACTCGTCATATCAAGACAAGAGTTATAACCTATTGCAACATTATAGTCTCCACTTGTTTGAGACGCCATAGCGTTATAACCTACTCCAGTGTTATACTCACCAGTAGTTGCATTCATGGTATTATAACCAACGGCTACGTTTTGGTCACCAGCAGTTAATGCCCCCAAAGCATAATTACCACAAGCTGTGTTTTCAGAAC